CGGCAAAAGGAATAAAATAATGGCAATCACTATCACATCACAACCCTATTCGTTCACACCGCGAGGTCAACGGCTGATGTTCATCGCAACATCGGATAACACGGCGAACACACAATTCAAGTATGGCGTCAGGGTGTTAGCGTATAGCACAGGTCAAGTCTTGCAATTCTTGGTCACGCCTGACATCGATGGCAACCTCGTGTTTGACTTGCAAAGCGTCGTCAAGTTACGCAATGAAGACTCGCTTGCAAATTGGCACTCGTCGTCATTCACCAGTTATCAAATCGAACCCCTAGGCAAGGCATATGAGGAGTATGATGTTCAATTGCAAGAGTGGTGGTTGGTTACGCCAGTAGGCGGAGCACCGACAATGACCGAGAATGAATCGGCGCGAGAAGATGTGAACCTTGTTGTGTTCAATGCGTCATTACAACCATCATTCGGATATTTGCCGAACGTAGACTCGACTGATGAACCTTGGTCGTTTGCAATGGGGACAACGACCGCTCAAGTGTTGACCGATAGAATTGCAAATACTCACGATTGGTGGAAATCATACTCGTTCCCAATTAGCGGTGTTGACGCCGTATATATTCCTGTTTTGAGTTCTGACTATGGTCTTTTGTCCATAACACCGACAAATCGATATACCCTCAATTCGCCCTCATATCGTGCTAGATATATAATGTATAATGAGACAGGAGCGACATACTCGTACACTGTTGACACAGGTGAGATTGATGGTATTGTTCACGTTCCTTGTTACCCTCAAAACTTAAACGATGAACCCGCATTGTCAAGCAAACCATCAAATACTACCAATTGGCGGTATTACACAATTCAGTTGCTAGATAGCGGGGGCAATCTTTCGTCTATTCGATATTGTTTCTATAATGCCGAGATATGGGGTCAACACGATTGTCGTTTTGACAACGTCCGACTCGGATGGGTAAACTCGCGAGGCGGTTGGGACTATTTCAATTTCATAAAGAAAAACGAATACAATAATCAAATCGAGCGTAAGCAATACCGCCGAGTATTATATCGCAACTCAACTGAGGTATTCCGACCCGCCGACAGGCAACTCCATGACCGAGAGAACATTGTGACTCGCAACCTGACCATCACAAGCGATTGGGTGCAAGAGGGTGAGTTTGTTTTTTTAAAGAATCTACTCTTCTCGAATCAGGTTCAAATCATCAACGCCGACGGAACGGCAACACCAGTGTCAATCAATGACACATCATTCAACGAGAAAAAAGAGCGAAGCGGTAAAAAGTACAACGTGACTCTCACTGTCACCCTATCCCAAGACTACTGGTTATGATAAACGAGGTACAACTTGTCGTCGTCAAGAACGACTCAACGACATATACGAGCGTGATGTATTCGCTCAATGAAACGCTACAAAAAATGTATGTAAGCGAGTTGGTAGGTATGTTGCCCTGTTCGGTCTATCAACAATTGATTGATGAGCAAGGGTTCGTTGATGTATATGACAACGGCGTATTCCTTGACACTGTTCAAATCGTTGGTGGGTCATTAAGTTGTTCGCTAGTTCCTTATTCAGGCACCCTTGAATATGTCCCATCAATACCATTCTCAATCACAGGTGCTGACTCATTCACGTTCACGCTTGGCAACAATGAGCAATTTTATGTCGACCTATATGAGAATGAGTCAATATCGCAAAACTGGTCATTCAATGACATCAGCGAATTCAAGGCGGTGGGTAGTTATTCGCGAGAGTTCCGCATCCCATTGACCGAGCGCAATCAACAAGTGTTCGGGGCAATTGCTAACGTCAACTATTTAAGTGCTGATACAACCGACACACTATTCAACACAAAGATTCCCGCCGAGATTCTAGTGAATACCTTGCCCATCATTCGAGGTCACTTGCGTTTGATGAAAGTGTTCAAGCAACTCGATAGGCACGTCGATTTGCAGGTCGCATTTTATGCCGAGACGCCTGACTTGTTTCGTGCAATTGGTGAAAAAAAGTTGAGTGATATCGTTGCCCTTAATGACTTGAATGAGGTCGTTAATTATGCGAATGTAACGACTGAAAACGCTGACCGAATATGGACGCTATGTGATAGGGCGCAACTATGGAGCAATGGAGTTGAGGCGGATTCGCGCCCAATAAGGAACGCAAGCAACCCAGTATATCCTGCCGACCTGACGCCTGCCGTTAGTTGGTGGTTTTTACTCAAGAATATCATCGCTGAAGCGGGATTCGAGTTAGTCGCTACATCGCTTGAGAACATCATTGAAGACTATTGGATGCCATTCACTAATACTCCTCAACTCATCAATCAGGGTGGAAGCAATCAGTATTTTTTTCGGGCATATCCAACAACATCGTTTGCGATAGATGATGGGTTCAATGATAACTCAAGTTATGTGAATATGACTGAGATGTTTGACAACAACAACGACTTTGACCCTGTGACAGGTGTATATACGGCCTCGGCAACTGGCACTTTTACTTTTCATGTATTTCAAAACTTTGCCACTGTTTGGGTTTATCCGACGAACTATATAGTAATGCGCCTCAAGGTATTTAAGAATGGGTCAGTAGTCGACAATATATATAGCAACTTTGCCTTGACACAAAGTGGGGCAATTACATCAATCGGCACATTTGACCAAACTTTCACCCTTGACCTAGATTTTGGTGACGAGGTATTTTTTGAATTTCAAAGCAATCAGGCAATCGCCGTGGGAAGTCAGGCAAACTCTTGGACGCCTGTTGATTTGTTTGAATATGGAGTTGTCGATGTGTATGGCGTTTTTGGAACAGGGTCGTTCACGTCATCATACATCGAACTCAACGCCGTTGATGTGACCATTGGTCAAACGATTGACTACAAACAAAACGCACCCGATATGCGTCAAATTGATTTGGTCAACGATATCATTAAAATGCACAATTGTGCAATCGTTCCAAGTCGCATCGTGCCGAATCAAATCGCAATCATACCGCAAAACAACTACTTGGGTACTGGCGATGCAATTGATTGGACGGATAAACTCGATATCTCAAAAGACATCTCAATCACTAGCACAGTCGACATTCAAAAGGCGAAATTCCAATTCACTTATTCGGCGGGTGAGGACGCATATTCCAAGGTCTATAAAAACTTGAATCGCGTATATGGTGACTATCAGGTTGAGGGGTACACGGTCAACCCATCAACACCGCCTAGCGATTTTGCAAAGGGGAATCAACAAATTCAACTTGTGACGCGAAGCACACCATCGGCATTAATTCCAAACTATGGGACACCGATTCCATGCTTTTACAATGATTCGCTTGAATATGTTGCCCCCGGTCCAAGGGTCTTATTTAACGCAGGGCAAATCAGCATCAATCTATTTAATGAGGTCAGTGGTAGCGCAACAACATCGACCAATGTACCTGTTTTGAATCATTATAGCAACACTTATCCTAATGTATCCGATTTTGATTTGAATTGGGCACCTGAAATCCCACCCCATTCATCGACAATCCAAGGCAACCCAGTAAACAATTTATTCAATTTGTATTGGCGCGATTATATGAACGACTTGTATTCGCCATATGGTCGAATTATGGAGGCGTTTTTTGCGCTTGACCTCAATGATATATTGACATTTTCATTTGCCGACAAGATATGGATTCAAGATTCTTATTGGAGGATTCTTGAAATTAGTGACTACAAAGTCGGATTGTCCGAAAGCACAAAAGTCAAACTGATTAAGTTCGTTGATTATGTGAACGATTGCTCATCGACACCAGTCACCGTCTCGACCAATGGTGAGGTCAACTTTGAAAATGCCGATGGTGACCCTGTTGAGCCGACTGAAGATTGTTGTTCGCGATATGGGTACTATTGGGACGAACTCAATGGCGTTTGTTGGGCGTTCAATAATGGAGGTCAATTCCGAAATTCATTGATTCAAAATAGTAATCCAATAACCTCAACCGAAATAACATTGCCTAGTTCGGTTGTTAATGGCACCAAGATACAAATCAACCCGAACAATGGCAACACTCTTGCGGTGGGTCAAGATTTGACGTTGACAAAATACGCCAATGGTAGCAACCTACTCGGCAAGAATGTGTATATCAACTTGGCAGGGTTGCACGTCGGCGGTGGGTATCGTGCGGGTAACCCATCGGCCACCGAGTATGGTTGGGCGCAATTCGGTCAATTCGCCTTGCATCGATATCCGACCGTAACGGCATCGGGTCAAAGTTGGGAGTTGTTCGTTGAGGGTGTTTCAAATCAACGCATTGAATTGCCTGACGAAACCCTTTGGAGTTGCTTATTCAACCTGACGATTAAAGATGTAGCGGGAACAAGTGAGACATCGCTCCATCACTTTACTCTTGAGAAGATTGGAGGCATTGCTTACGCCAGTGCAATCACCACACTCAACACAATCGGTTCAATCGGGGCATACACTTTCGCGTTGTCAATTGATACAACGACCAACACCGACGAGCATCGCATTATGATTACAACGACGGGAGGGACTTATCCTGAGGCGTTCTTTTTTATCGGTTCAATTCAATATCAACAAAGCAAAACGGCATAATGCAAAACTATATCACCCCATCACTAGCATTCCTCAAGGTTGGATTGCGCACCAAACAAAAGAGTCGTCGCCTTGTTGGTTGGCGAAAAGTGATGTATAAATCCGTTCGTTATTCGACAGGTATTGCGATGCTATACCTATTTGTCAAATTGTTCATTTATCTAGCGTTCTAATGGCCGACAATAAGCAATACACAATACAACTCACCATTGACAGTACTGGTGCGGTCACGTCAATCAATAAGGTTAATGATGGTCTTGAAAAAACCGAAAAGACCGCAGGTGACATAAAAAAGTCAGCCGATAAAAGTGCGACAGGATTCAAGGCGATGGGCACCGCGATAAAAGCATCGGGCATCGGGTTGCTTGTGGCCGCTTTTGCATTCCTCAAAGATGTCATCTCGTCAAATCAAAAAGTACTAGATACCATCACGGCAACACTTGGCACGTTTGCCGATATGATACGCGACGCATTCGGTTATATCATAGACAATGGCGGGGCGGTAGTGGAATGGTTCAAGGCGATATTTGAAGACCCAGTACAATCACTCAAAGATTTTGGCGACGCGATAGTTGAGAACCTCATTGAACGATTCAATTCATTCATTGACACTCTTGGATTTATCGCCGAGGGTGTGAAAAATATATTTTCGGGTGATTTTGCGGGCGCACTTGAGTCGTTCAAAAATGCAGGCAAGGAATCAATCGATGTGTTGACTGGCGTTGATGACACTGTCGACAAGGTAAGCGATGCGGTAAGCGAGGGAATCGATGCTTTTGTTGAGTATACGACCAAGACATATGAGGCAAATGTCGCCCTCGTGCAACTACAAAACAACGCGAAATTAGCGGCTGCTCAACAGGCACGTCTAGCCGAGCAATTCGACCGACAAGCGGAGTTGTTACGTCAGCAAAGAGATGATGAGACTCGTGCAATTAGTGACCGAATAAAGTCGAACGATGATTTGCTTGAGGTACTCAAAAAACAAGAGGTTGCCGAACTAGCGTCAGCACAGGCACAAGTGGCCTCGGCACAAGCGACCTATCAACACTCGCAAACAATCGAGAATCAGGTTGCATTGACTCAGGCACTTGCAAACGCTGACGGTGTTCGTGCAAAAATAGCGGGGTTGATGAGCGAGCAACAAATGAATGCAATGGCATTGACTCGCGAGTACAATGAATTGCTCAAAGCACAAGCGACTAGTGTTGCCGAACTCAATATATCAAACGCCAAGTTTACCGCCGATGCGATTAAAAACGACATCGAACGATTGAACGCTCAACGCGAGGTATTGGAGCAAGAGAAGGTGATTCAACTTGAGCGATTACAATCCGAAATCGACAAGTACAACCAAGGAACGCAAGCACGACTCGACGCCGAAATAGCGTACAACACCAAGAAACAAGAACTCGACCAAGCACTTGCATCAAACGCAACCGCCTTGAGCGACGCCGAACTTTCTCGCACTAATGAGTTGAATGTATTGCGTGCTCAAAACGACCTCATTGGATTCGATGAGCGAAGAGCATTGCTTGAACTTGAGTACGCCGAAAAGGAACGACTCGCATTCGGTGACGCTGAAAAAATCACCGAACTTGAACGTGAGAAGCAAGAGAAGATTCGTCAACTTAATCTTGAGACTTTTCAAGCGAATCTCGACCTCGCTCAACAAGGGGTCAGTGCTTTGCAGGGTCTTGCCGATATCGCGTTCGCGAATAAGATGTCAAAGGTTAAAAAAGGCAGTAAGGAGGAGGAGGCACTCGCACGCAAACAGTTTGAATTTAATAAAAAGTTGCAACTCGGTGGGGCGATTATTGATGCGGGCAAAGCGATAACGGCTTCACTCGCTCAATCGCCTGTTGCAATCGGCCCGATACCGAACCCCGCGGGTATCGCATCACTCGCTTTTGCAGCCATTACTAGCGCAACTAACATCGCAAAAATTGCATCTAGCAAATTTGAATCGTCAACACCTCCGACATCAACAACCCCATCAATTAGCGGTGGCGGTGATGGGGGGTCGGCAGGCACTGGCGCACCGTCATTCAATGCTTTGAACTTTGACTTTTTAAATAATCGGCCAAGTCAACCAATCGAGGCATATGTCATCGCGGGTGACGTGGCAAGTGGAATTGAGGCACGCGATAAGGTGGCCGACCTAGCAAGACTTGGATAAAAAACAAATGATATGATTGAAAAAAAACGAGTAGTTAAATGCGTCATCGACGCTGACGGCAAACTTGGAATCACAGCGATTTCGCTTGTCGAATTCCCCGCGATTGAAGAGACGTGGGTTCATCTATCCGAACACAAATTGCAAGCGGTTAATGAGGAACGACGGATGTTGTATGGTGCCTCATTGATTCCTGACAAGCATATCTTGAGAATAGATGGTGAGGGCAATGAATACTATATCACTTTTGACAAAGAGACAATTCAAAAGTGTGCTCATATGTACCTCAAGAAAAACTTGCAACATAGTGCGACACTTGAGCATCAATTCGCGGTAACTGGTTGCACGCTTGTCGAGTCATGGATAGTTGAATCATCGGTCGACAAATCAACCGCACTCGGATTCGATTTGCCTGTCGGCACATGGATGGTCGGAATGAAAGTCGATGACGATGGTATATGGGAAGACGTCAAGAGCGGAGCGGTTAAGGGATTTTCAATCGAGGGGATTTTTAATGAAGTGTCCGTTAATATGTCGACATCGTCATTGCTTGGTGATATTGAGAGATTATTGATTGAATTGAAGAGCGGTCAAGAGGCATAGTGCCTCTTTTCCGTTTTTAAGCAAGATATGTCACATATATGCAACGTGATGGGGAAAAGCATCTCGCATCCGTTCATATCAAAAATTTACACGATGAACGTACGCGATTCAATTAAGGCGATTTTCGCCAAGCACAACATCGACCCATCGGCTCACGGTATTCAATTAAGTGAGCAAGTTGCCCTTGAGGTTCAAGGTCAACTAATGGACGGAACGGCAATTTTTACCAGTGCGGAGTCATTCGGCGTTGGTGCTGATTGCTATACTAAAGACGAAAGTGGCGCAATGGTGCCTTGTGTAGCGGGTGAGTATCAACTTGCCGACGGCACAATCATCGTCGTTGGCGAAGATTCAAAGATTGCCGAAATCGGTATGCCTGAAATGGAACAAGAGATGTCATCGGCTGACTTGCTTTCGGCCATTGAATCATTGTCAAATCGTGTGAGTGCTCTTGAGAACGAAAAAACAACACTCGAAACTCAACTCTCAATCGAGAAGAGCAAGAACGAAAAGGCATCAACTGATGTCAATACACTCAAAGCGGAACTCAGCGCATTGCGTAAGGCACCCGCAATTGAGTCAGTAAAGTCAAAGATTGAACTCAAGAGCGCAAAGAAAGTGATTGAGTCAGCACCATCAAAATCATATGCGCAAATGACACTCAAAGAGCGCATTGCATTCAACCTAGCAAACCAATAAAGTAGCACATATAAAATGGCAACAACCCTAAACAATCCAACAACTTACGCTGGTAAGTACGCAGGCGAGTACATTCGCGCTACTTTCTTGGCGAACGACACCGTGAACAACGTCACGTTCAAGGAAAACATCGACTACAAAGCGGTCGTGAAGCGCATCACCGATGATGTGTCATTTGCGAATGCAACTTGTGATTTTACGCCAACAGGCACAATCAACATCACCGAGCGTATTCTCGAATTGAAAAAATTGCAAGTACAACGCAACTTGTGTTTGAACGATTTCCTCGATGATTGGGGTGCTCGTGATGCGCAAAATGGTCAACTTGAACCCGCAGTGACTGAGAATGTCATCGCGACAATGCTTGAGGGCATGGCACAAAAGAACGAGCAATTGATTTGGACTGGTTCGGCTGTTAACGCAGGCGAGTACGATGGTCTTTTGCAATTGATTGGTGCTGACGGCGATGGTGACATCAACTTTGTTGCATCACCAGTGGCAATCAATAGTGGGAATGTCGTTGCTAAAATGCAATTGTTGATTGCTGAATTGCCTCAGGCGGTTAAGCAAGCAAATGAGAAGCCGACAATCTATGTATCGGCTGACGTTTGGGAAGCGTACATGTACGCTAACGCATCAGCAGGCAACGGATGGTACACATATGGTGGCGGTGAGGTGCCAAAAACATTCATGGGTCTATATCCCATCGCAGTATGTGCGGGAATGCCTGCTTCAACAATGGTGATGTCACGCAAATCGAACTTATGGTTCGGTACGAATGTACTCAACGATTGGAATAACATCTTGGTTGCCCCAATGCAACAATTCGGTGAGGACAATGTACGCTTCTCAGCGAAGTTTTTCGCGGGTTGTCAGTACGGCTTCGGTAGTGAAATCGCCGCTTATTCAACTTGGTTCTAAAATAACAATGGGGAGGGTAAAACCTCCCCTTAAATACTTGAAACACAATGAGTTGTAACCTTTCACGCGGGTTCCTGTTGGATTGCAACGAGGGGGTCGGAGGCATTAAGGACATCTATATCGGTAAGTGGTCAGATTTCGCCACTGGTATAGTTGAATCAGGTGGGTTAATCACCGATTTGCCCACCGCACAATTGTTCCCATATCAGGCCAACCGCAACACAGGCGGTGTAACCATCACACCGAACGCGAATCTTGAAAATGGTACGTTGTACTATACGCACACCGTTGAAATGACTCTCGGAAAACTTGACCCTGATAAGAAGGCCGAACTTGAGAACCTTGCCAAGACTCGCGTCGCGGTATTTGTTCGCTTGTTCGACGACCAAATCATGATGATAGGTCGCAACGATGGTTGTTTCTTGACTGCGGGTACTTTCGGAAGTGGTAAGGCAAGAGCCGACCTCAATGGATATCAAATTACATTGACCGCCGAAGAGCCGAATCAACCCGATTTTCTTGACCAATATGGCACCGAACCATTTGACAATTTCCCTGACATTAGCATTTGGTCGCCTGCTCCATAATATATTGAATTGATACCTTTGAAAGGGGGAGGAGGTAAACTCTTCCCCTTTTTTTTAACCGAAAAAATAAGTGTGATGATTTACTTGACCGCTAACACATCAAATCAAATCGTTCGTCTATCACTAGATGAGGCACGACAGTATTTTGCGATACCATTCACACACTATTTGTTCATATTGACTCACGAGGAAAACTCAACAACTGGTGTATCTTTAGCGCAAGTTGTGAATGTCGTGAGCGAATCTCAGCGCATAACAACGATGAGCATCACAACAGTGTCATTGACACTTTCGGGTCGATATCGATACGAGGTGTATGGTCAAAATTCGGCGGTCAATACCAATCCAAGCGACTTGTCGGTAGTTGGATTGTGTGAGGTCGGATTGTGTGTGATGACTGACGAGACTGCATACTATGACTTGCCGACTATAACTATCATTAACGACGTGATATATAATGGATAAAAGCAACCTTGTCAACTTAATGCTCAGTGACTACACGCCAGTGAGCGCGAGTGAAAAAACCGACCGAGGCGGTTATGTGCAATTTGGGGTCGACAACCTCTTCCCTCAATACTTGCGTTCACTTGCTGAGACCTCACCGATTCACGGGTCATTATGTATCTCAATCGGTGATATGATTGCAGGCAAAGGACTAGATGCGGGACAATATCAATCGCGTGTTGATGCCCTAGATACATATGATGTGTATTATGGTTGTTCGCACGACTTGAAAAAATACGGCGGTTTCTTTATTGAAGTGATTTATTCGGTTGACCGATTAAGCATTGCGAAGATAAATCACATACCATTTGAGGAGTGTAGAATGGCGATTGAGGGTGAGGACGAGTCAATCATCGGAGTATATCAATCGGATGATTGGTCAGCACCTAAAAAGAAAAAAAACAAGCCGACATTCATTCCCAAGTACAACCCACTAACATCAACGACCGAACCTCGTCAAATATACTGGTCGTTTTATTATACTAGCGGTCAAACATACCCTCGACCTGACTATTGGAGTGCGGTTAATTATATCGAACTATCGAAAAAAATCGGAATCTATCACGTCAACAACATTAGTAGTGGCCTGTTTCCATCGTTTATTGTTTCATTTTTTGGCGGTGCACCTGACCCCGACCAACAACGTGCAATGATGCGCGATTGGGAAAATAAGTTGAGCGGTGAGCGGAATGCGGGTAAGTTTATAATGACATTTAATGAACGTGATACACCAAAACCCGATATTACTGCATTCCCTATCTCGGACGCCGACAAGCAATATCAATTCTTGAGCGAAGCATCACGCACCGAGGTGCTCACTGGTC